TTTGTTCAAAAAGTAAAATTTCATTTTTAAAAAGTGGTAAAAAAAGATTTAGTATCAAAATTTATATAATCTGTTTTAAGGGGTTTACATTTATAGCCATTGCTTGACTCTTTATTTAGACCAGCCAGTAAGCTGGTACCGCCAACAATCTCACTCTCCGTCAATAATCTAAAAGAACTAGATTTAAAGAAATTACGAACAACTTCTTTCCCAAAAGTTAACTCTTCGGTTCTAACTAATTGTGTTAAACCAAATGACTTCTTTGCGATGTCCTTTACCGTGCACTTACCATATTTAACTAAGTTGGCAGGTTTACGAGTTATCGGGTATAGCCCAAATAACGGGGAACGTCCCAGTGAACTATTACTAGCGACCGAAACGGGCAAGGATACATCAACCTTTATAACGGATGAGTTTTCGAATGCTTTATCGTGCAATGGGAATTGAAAATTGCATTTATCATTAAGTAACAAATTCCCAATCTTTAAGATATCCGAATCTCCCCATTTCATGGCTACACCAGTTCCCTCTTCTTCACAACCTGCGACATGCATTCCTAGAATTCCCTCATTGTCCACTACCAAAGAACCACAAAGGCCCTTTCCGTGGACATCATACATAAACGTATCACCCTCTATTCTAGTTTCAAAACAGGTGTCATTCAGAGGTACGCGGTAAACTATAGCATCTCTCGAATGTAAAACAGTTGGTCTACAACTACGCATAACTCCATAAGGTGAAATCAAAACATAGTTATTACGACTAGTTCGGACGCGAAAAAAGTGTCCCATATTCTTGAAAACCGTTGCAATATTCTTGGGTAAACTAAGCACAGCTACATCACTCGTACGATTTTCGTACAAAACATTAACTCTGATTTTATCGTAGATAATATGATTACTTCTTTTATTACCGTAAACGGTAATATACATATCTCCACTATGTATGCAATGTGCCGGTACAACTACGTTGTGACCACTTAGCAGACCAACTACATGGGTGGCATGTTTTCCAGCCACGACAACTATTTCCCTCAGATTGTTTCGAATGCTAGCATGCATTGTATTTAGACCGTTTAAGTCGAATTTTTCGGACAAATCACTTTCAATACTAAAATTTGGTTTGTTTTTACGTTTATTTACACAACTTGTTACAATATAATTGACACCGTAACAAATTAACATGGAAAAAATATAAACACTTATCTCTAGAAACATATCATGCTCCATAATCGAAGATACAAGTGCCCTTATCTTACCTACTATCCACTGGAAACTTTCCGTTATTAAAATCCGAAAATATTCTAAAGGTTCAA